GCATCATCCCAAACTTGAGTTAAATTTACAGAACCATCAATTATAGCTTTTTGTTCAACTTCTTGAGCAGTTTTAGGTGCGTTCTTTAAATCCCAAAGCTTTCTTCTTAATTGATATGCGTCGGTAAAAGATGATTTATCACCTAACGCTCTTAAATCTGCGGCTAGTTTAAGTCCTAATTGACCCTCTGCCGTAGCTAAATCACCAGTCCCCGCTTGTGCAAATTTCTTTTCAGCTAAATCTGCTACTTCTTTTATTGTTGAAGTTGGCAATATTCTTGTATCACCAATAGCAGTTTCAATAACTTCGTTTATTGTTGCCCATTGTTGTGACATTGTATCTTCAAAATTCTTTGCAGATTGTTGTACAAAGTTAAATATATTATCATCTATTAATTGGTTACGCTCCAATCCACCTGCTAAATTGTCAGCAGATTCTTTTAATGCGTTCATTATAGAGCCATACGCCTTGGTTTGTTTTTGTGCTAACTCTTTACCAAACTTTTTTTCAAACTCTAAAAACAAATCACCGGCAGACTTTTCACTACCCTCTGTAGCGGCTTGTGACACAAATTTATTAAGCTCTGCCATCTCCCTTTCCATAGCAGCAGCTATCTTTTGTGTCCTTGGAGATCCACCGAGAACACTCTCTTGTAATTGTTGGAACTTAGCTGCAATAGGTCTGCCTTTTATCTGTGCTATTGTAGGTTCAAGTCCTTTTTCAATACCTTTTGCAGTAATTCTTATATCTTCTTTACTTGCCTCTTGAATAAATTTTTTGCCAGATGGAGCTATGGCTCGGTAAGCTAATATAGGTATGCCGAACAACAGTTCTCCGGCAGCAGCAATACTACCTTCAACGGCAGCATCTGTTGCAATCTCTTTGGCACTTTGTTCGGAAACACCAGCAATGCCCTCGATGGCTTCTTCTACAAGAGATCCACCACCACCACCAACAAACGCACCTATTGCACCACCTAATAATGTTCCAAACCCCGGTGCAAAACCAGTTCCGACTGCGGCACCTTTGATAGCACCAGTAACACCACCTGCTAATTCTGGCAATATACCGGCTAAATCAGATAAATCATTTCTACTAAATCCTTCTTCATCGATAAGAACATTTTTATCTGTACGCACACCGACTTTAGCCGCACCACTTGGTGTTAATGCTAATCTGCCTCTATTATCTCTAATGTAATCTTCTCTACTAAAACCTTGTGTAGCAAGTATATTTTCTTCTTCTGCTTTGTTCTCAGCACTTGATAGTAAGGCTCTTAGACCTGCATCTTGTATGCCAGATTTAGTGTCAAAGTTTGATTGTACCACTTGACCTTGTGGTGTCGCTTTTCTTGACTGTGCTAATAAATCTTCAAAGGTTTGTTCTGTTTTGTCTGGTACAGAGAAAAATTGTGCACGGATAGCATTTGTTTCTTCTTCTGTTGGTGTGTCACCGGCAATTTCAACTTTAACTATACCTTGAGGTGTTTCAACATCAATTATTGCCATTATGTAGTGCCTTGTACTCTAAATCTAAATACGCCATCTTCACCTTTGGTCATTGTAGATCCTTGTGCTGTGATGTTTGTTCTATCAATGTTAACGCCAGCAGCACTTAAATTTCTATAAGCATCTTGTATATTTTTTCTGCCTTTAACAACAATCAAATTAAACAGATTACTTAATTTTCTAGTCAATTCTTTTTCGTCACCACTTGTAAAGTCAACTTTACCAACAATTTCTTTAACTAATTGTCTATCTGCATCTGATAAAGTTTTACCAGATTCTTGTAAAATATCAGCGGCGTTAGTTGCTTGTATTCTTTGTAATATTGTCTTAATTTGACTTAATGGGTCAGTATCTTTAGCGATATTTACACCTAAGTTTCTTGCAGTTTGCACAACAAAACTTCTTAATTGATCCGGTATTGTTGTACCAGTTTGATTTAATAGTTTAGCTATTTGTTCAAAATCTCCAGCGTTTTTCTCAACACCTCTTTCAAGATTTTGTATCATATTAACCACTCTTTTATCGCTGTCTATAAATAGTGGCGATGTTCCGGGTGGTGCATTGTTACCATCTGGTAATTGCACTTTAAAACTTAATCCTTTATCGGCACCAGCAAACAAAGGTTGATCTGTGCTTCCAGTTTGATAAATCTTCTTTTTGCCAGACGCAGTAAGTGCTGCTTTTGCATAATCTTTATAAAAGTCTGCATCAACAACTTCAAATTGTTTATCAAATTCTGGATTATTAGTTAAACTGTTAAGTTCATAGCTATTCAATCTTGTTAATCTGCCCTTACCACCTGCTATCATGTTAGTAATTGTGCCAGCAGTGCCATCTCCCTTTGGTATAACAAAGTAAGACCTTCTATCCATAGCAAGTTTTTTGTCTTCATCACGTTTACTTAAAGCATAAGCACCCGCTTTAGCTCTTATTGCTTTTGCCTCTGCGGTTGCTTTTCTAAAGTCTGGCATTGCAGCCTCTGTAGCCTCACCAACTGAAGTAAGTATTCTGCTAATGTTAAAACCTTTACCCGCTCTGTTTTGCATTAAAGCAGCACCAAAAGACATAAGTGCTTGTTTTGTGTCTGCTTCTCCAGATATATCTAGTCCAGTAGCTTCGCCAAACTCGTTAATATATTCATCAAAAGTTTTTGGACTTACACCCGGTCTTGCATCTTTAAGAAACTCATCCAAAGCCTTAACAGTTGCTTGTTTTGCCGCAGTATCTGCACCTTTAACTCCAGTGGCTGTAGCAGTTTCTAAATCTGCATCGTCAACTGAATCTGTATAATCTATATCGCTATCTGGTGCAGAAGTATCAATGTTTTGTTTATCAACTTCTTCTTGTACTTTTTTAACTGTTTCTGTATCTGCAAAATCACCTGCACCAAAAGCACTAGGATCTCCAACATTTTTGCCTAAAGTTTCTTGTATTGCTTTAGCTGCCGATGCACCTAGTGCATCTTGTCCTGCTTGTGTAAATATATCTGAACCGGGAATATTTGGCTCAACATTTGGTAAAAAAGGCTCTTGACCAGTTACAGTGTCTTTTGATTTGTCTCTGCCTTCAACTCTTAATCTAAAACCCTCTGGAGATTCTTGTGATAATATATCACCAATTATATTGCCACCCGGATTTGTAAAAGCAGAAATAAATCCAGTGCCTTTTCTTAAATTTTCTAAACCTGCTAATCCAATATTACCCAAACCTTTTAAAATACCCATGCCAGTAGTGTCACCAGGTTGTGTTTTCAATTGTCCAATTGGGGGTAAAAATTTATCTTTAAGTGGACCTTCGCCTTGCAATCCTTGATTGTATAATTGCATGATTTCAGCGGCAGTTTTAGGTCTTTGAAAACCCATTAAATTTAATAATTGATCTGTATCACCTAAATTAAGTCCCGGTATTTGCTTTGGTGCCATATTTGACCTCTATTTATTCGCAGTTGTACCAGCAGGTGCAATCTGTGCTAATGTTGTATAGGCTCCTATTCCTTGTAAAAATGGATTAGCGGCAGGTTGTGTGGCTTGTGTAAATGTTGACGGAATACTAGCACTAGGCATACCTTGCAGTAAATTTTGTCCTAATTGTAATCTTGTAAAAGGCTCTTGTGCTTGTTGTAGTAAATTTGCTCTATTAGCATCTAACTCTGCTTGTTGTTGTCTTTGCCTCAAAGCACCCAATTGTGTTAATTGTGATATATCTGCTTGACCTAAAGCTTGTTGTAAACGCCCAATATCACTTGTTTGACCAGCTAAAGTTCCAAAAGCTTGTCCAAGACCACCAGACAATCTTCCTGCTTCTTGTGATGCTTTTAACGCTTGTCCAAAGCCACTTGATAACAGTTTAGACAATGTATCTGCTTTAACTTGTTGTAGTCCTCTGTCTGCCTCTGCCTGTCTTACAGCCTCTCTTGACCCACCAAACGCTCCAGATTGTATTGCTTGTGCTCTAGCACCTGCCTTCTGCATATCTGCTTGTCTGTCAAGCTCTCGCATTGCAACATCAATAACTTGATCTTGAAAAGGATTTTGAAATTTTTGTATAGAGTCTGGTTGTAGAAATCCTAAACCACTTGTTATTGCTTGTTGTGCAGCTAAACTCTGATCTCTTGCACCCTCAATAAAAGGTCTTGAGGTGCCAACCATTTGTTCGCCTAACTCTGTTGCTTTTGTTGTTAAGGGATCTGCACCAGCAATCTGTATGCCCGGCAAACCTAAAGCAGTATCTAAAAGACCCGGTGTTGTTTGATCTGCACCATCAAACTCGCCAAATGCAGTTTGTAATAATCTTTTTTGCAGACCTTCTAAAAAAGGAGGTAATCTTTGTATATTTTCATATGTTACTGATCCGTTTGCCATCACGCCCTCGCTTCTAATTTATCCATCATATCATAGGCTCTTTGTATTCCCTTTCTTTGGTTTCCATCACCTAAACCTTTTACTGCATCTTTTGTAAGAACGAACTCACCAGCCATTAACATTGCTGGGACATCATCTTTTGTACCAGAGCCTTCTGATGGATCTATGCCACCATTACGTCTTGGAAAACTCATAGGATCACTTAGTCCACCATCTGCTGCAAATCTAATTCCACCTAATTTACCTCCAGGGCCACCAAATCCAAATGGTCTTTGCTCAAACTCACGAGGTCTTTCTTCATCTTCATCTCCAGCTAATAATTGTGCTATAAGTCCGGCAGTTAATCCCTCTCCAACTCTTGTATTCAACAATCTTGCCAATAAATTATCATCGCCTATACCACCGGCTTTTAACAATTCACCAGCAAAGGTTCTAGGTGCACTACCTTTTACATTTTCTAATGCTTTTTCAATAGGTGGTTTGCTACTTATTGGTGATGATCCACCACCTACAGTCTGCTCACTTCTTGTCATAGCAAAAGGAAGCTTATCATCACTTGGAGTTGCTCTAAATTTTGCAACATCTGAAGCAACATTTTCCGGTCCAGTAAAACTATCAAATACTGATCCAACTGCACCAGATATTAAGGCATCTCTTAAAGCATCTTTAGATTTACGACCAGAAGCTTTTGATCCTAAAAAACCTAGACCAGTTCTGACTAAAAATGGATTATTGGCAAGAGCAGTTTTTGCTGCAGGCCCAAACAAAGCACCTAATCCTTGCCCTATAGCAGGTCCTGCAACGGCAGTTAAAGCTATTGGTGCAAACTTTTTTAAAAATCTACCTATACTCATCGATTCATATTAACCTATATTAACAATAACTTTTAAAAATACTCATTACGACACCGATACAGTTACATTACCTAATGTAGCAGTTCCAGAAGATCCGTCAACACCTGCTATATTCAATAGACTTATTTTAACATCATTTCCTTGTCTGTACAAGGTTCCTTCTTCTAAACCCACATCACTTGTAGGCATAGCAGTAAAAACTAGTTTAGTGTTTCTACCCTCTCCGGGGTTATCTGATTGTTGTATAAAAAAATCAAGTGCTCTAACCAAGTCTACAATATATGTTTGGTCAACATCACCTATGGGTAATGGAAGTCTTGGAGAAGCAATATTCCTCGAAGACATTATCTTCTCCCATCTGGTCTAATATCTACTCTTGGTGTTCCAAGTTTCCATGCCACACCTTGTTCCGTTGACTCGAGTTTCATGTTAAAAGATCTTCCTCTAAGTCTAACATTAACCAAATCTGTAAACTGCTCTATCGGAGTTGTTGCTGTTCTTGTACTAGAACCACCAGAAGTATTTGAATATGTGCTTCCAGGTCCTTTTCTAGCTTGTAATGTAAAGGTTGCAGTTGGATTGCCAGTTGAAGATGTGGAACCTACAAACGTAATATCTGGTATTAACTGTTTTATGAAGGTAAACTGATATCCATCTCCGATATCTATTTGACTTGATTCTATAGATGCAGTCATTGCACTACCATCGTCATCATTTCCGTTCTCATGTTCAAATAAGTATGAAGGACCTGCTGCAATAGGAAACTGACGTATTCCTCTATCATGCCACGCGGTTCTAGTTAGTGTTCCGTAATACCATGTTTTTTCTAAGTAGTTATAAATAACATACTTGTCGTTTTCTTCTGAACTAGCAGACGGATAAAACCACCATATCTCACCCCATTTAGAATTAACGCCTGCTACTACTTTATCTTGTTGTTGTGTATTAAAATCTAAGAAAACTTTGTCTCTAACGGTGCAAGGTATCTGTTGAGTTTGTCCAGCATATATATAAAAATTATCTTTACCCATCCAAAACACTGCGTCATCTACGGCTACAGCGGCTTTAGGACTTGCAATTGTAATATTTTTAGAAAGTTCTTGTAATCCAAAAGTGAAAGGTGGACCTATAAATCTCATGCTAAACAGACTTCGATCTGTATAAACAAGTATCTGTTGTTTTGTTTCTACTGCTTGTACAAAAGTAGATCCACTACTTAATCTTAAATCACCAGCAGTATTTGTTGCCGTTGGTGTAAAATCTATTAAAGATTCTTGAGATCCAAAACGTATTAGCAAAGGATCTTGTGTCGTCGTACCGATTGTATTTGCACCAAAAACGATTACATGCCGATCTAAATCAGATACTAAAACTTGTTTTGCCACAGTAGGAGCATCAGAAGCTCCAGACAAAGAAGTTATATTTACTGCCGCTGTGCTAGTACCGTTTGATTCATCCCAGAAAAAAATGCCACTATCTCTTGGATTTATTAATAAGTCTTCACCAAAGTTATCGTGTGACCATAATCTTATCGTTGCAGTTGCTCCACTAGCTGCAGCTTCACCCCAACCAAATGTTGATAAATCTGCATTTACACCACTCCAACCTCCAGCACCCCATCCGTTACCACCAACGGCGGTGTCAAGACCTACATTGATTTGATATACACCATCAACACCAGAGCCACCATTTCCAGAGTCAGAAGAGTTTGCAGTAACGCTAACAACAATTTCATAAGAATTAGCGTCAACTACTCTTGTTATTTGATGTTCTGCATTAAGAACACTTGCCGTAACAACGCCACCTAAACTGACTGCACTGGATATAGTTACAAAATCATTGACCACTGCACCATGACTAGAATCTGTTACAGTTATAGTTGATGAACCATTAGTGGCAGAAAAAGTAATACTGTTTGTAGAAGTTTTGCGAACTGGAGTTATATCAAAAAACTGACCACCTTGTTCTATATAATACTTTAAATGTGTGCCCACACCCATATAGTTAGATCCGTCTAGTGCAATCCAGTTGTGTAAAGCTCTTGCTGTTCCTTGGTAAGTATTGTTAGATTGTTTAACCCAACCACCTATTTTTTCTGGAAACCCAGCATAAAATCTAACTTTTTCGCAATCAAAAAACCCACCTTCATTAGAGTATGAAGTTATTTCTCTGTTTATTCCCGGTTTAAATTTTAAAGATGTAATAGGCATAGCATCATGATACTACTCTTTTGGATAAATTACAATATTTGCACAAATTCTTCTTTCTACATCTGTATGCACTATACCACAATGTTTATGAACATTACTAAAAAACACTGCACTGTTTTTGACTGAAGCAACTTCGAGTTGTCCTATTTTAGTGCCTCCATTACAAGTTGTAAAATTCATTATAATTATGTTGGGTCTTCTATCTGGTACAGTTTCACCTCGCTCTCCCATATCGTAATGAGGAACTGTAAAAATTTTTTTATTTTGATTAGTGTATAAATTTAATCTTATTCTATGTATGTCACAAATAAACTGAGACTCTATAGATTTTATTAACTCTTGCCATATATCATCTACTTGAGATAAATCTTTTTCATTGCCTCTATGGTAAACTAAATTACCTAAAACAAAACTGTCTTTATCAAAATCTTCATGTGCTGAACTAACTGTATGACTGAGCCAGTGCCAGTCTAGTTCATAAGAGTAAACATATTTTTCTAAATTACTATAATATCTTTCATCTAAAAAAGGAGAAAAATATTGAAACTGTGGTTCATGTACAAGCATAATTATTTCATAGAACTGTTGCGGTGGTCATACTCGTACCAACCTGTCATAATCCATTTCTCATTAGACATTGGTGGGTTTCCTCTATGTAAATGTGTCCAGTCTGAAGGGAATAAACATAAGGAACCTTGTTTTGCGGGAACTCTAGTGTTTTTATATAAAAATTCTGTTTCTCCACCCTCTTTCACATCATTTAAAAATAATGTCCAAACTAAAAATCTACTTCTATCCTCTGCATCTTCAAAATGCCATTGATGAAACCCTCCACCTACTCTAGTTCTTTGCACTTTCATTCCATCAAAAAATATACCACATTTTTCTATAAAAAAATCTTTAATTATTGGGAACTGCAAGGCATAAAAATCTATAGCTTTCAATAAAGTTTCTGATAATCGTTTATGATAATGACCACTGTTTTCATCCATTGTTCCTAATATCATTTGACCGTGATACTGATCGTCTTGCCTATTCATGTCATTTGGTCCTTGAGAAAAGACATCCTTGTGATAATCAAGATTTGTATATCTTTCAACAGCTATGGGAACAGTATTAATTATTGCTTCACACTCTTCTTTACTAAAAACATTTTCAGTAATCATAATGGTGTCTTTCATTATTTTTGTTCCTCAGTAAATGTATAATTAAGATTAAATGCAATAGTGCGTCTCAATCCTTCTCCTTTAAATGGGTATACTGTATGTGACAATGTTGAAGGAAACACTAACATGTCTCCCACTGTTGGTTTGTAACAAAAATTACCTGGATATAATTCATTAATATCAGCAGTGCCATACATAAAGTCTATATGTCCATCAATATCATTAAAAAATCCTCTGTCTTTATTGTCTGGTATTTTTAAATACAACACTGCTGATAACTTACAATCATGATGATAATGAACAGGATTATATTCATCTTCTATTTGATTATTAATCCAAGCACTTTGTATTGTAACATTAGCGTTACCTTTACCAGTAATAGTTTCAACATAATGAGCACCTGTTTCTATAAACATTCGTTTAATATCTAAAGATTCCATAACTTCATTTGTAAGTGAGGGAACATCTTTTATACGACTAACTAAACGATGCTCCATATTTTCTTTATCTTCTTGAGTATCTGCAAAATCATTTATTTTTTGCACTATGTTTGTTGGCACGGATACTTTTAAAATTGTTGGACCAAAAGGATTTACTGTTACACAATTCAAATTCACAGTCATTTTATTCTCCTATATTCCAAAAATCATTAAGTTTTTCTGCATTACAGCTTACTGCTGGTATGGGGTTTATCATGTGTTGTTCCATGTATTCTTGTTGAATACCAGCTCCAAAATAATTAAAATTAATAGTAACTCTATATGGAGCATTTGTTGGTGATGAACTAAAGTGTTGCGTTGCGGGATCAAATAATAACAATCTATTTTCAATTGATTCTATTTCTGTTCCGTCTGCCATTGTAGTAGGTGCATCACATGTTGTTAGGTAAAACAAAGCTCCTTGATGTTTAAAGTTAGCATCTTTATGTGAAGCGTGATGTTGAACCTTTCCTGTTTTACTAGGAAAATACAAATTACATTTTATCCTAAACAAACTCTCTATATATAGTTTAGAAGTTATTATTTTGAAAAAACGTCTATCAATATCATTGTACCAACCATCATCATAACTGTGATAAATCAAAGTGGCAAAATACATGTCATCATTTTTTTGATCGTTGCTATTAATTCTTGGACTAAGTTTCCAAGGGAAGTCACCTCCTGGACCTAAATGCTGTTTAAGTGCTCCAAAGTCTTGTGGGTTTAGAAAGTCATCATAAGCTATATAATACATTTTTACCTCTACTTAAAATTTGGACCATGGATCCAACTAACTAAACTATACCTTGTGCCTTTAGTTACTGGGACAACACCGTGTTTCATATAAGATGGAAAAAATATTGCTGTTCCTTGCTCCATTGAATCTTCCACATTGAATTTATCTACATCATCTGGAAACTCAAACGTACCACCTTCATAATGCTCTGGTGATGTTAACTGTATTGAGACTGATAATTTTCTAACAGTTTGATCTTGAGGAACCGTATCGTAAACACCATCTTCATGAGGTTTATAAAAGCCTTTATTGCTTTCATCGTATTTAGTTATTTGAAAAGGTTCGGGGTCACCTAAATCAAAATGATAAAATTCAGAATTTACTTTATGTATTAATTGACAGACTGGTATGTATATATCTAAGTATCTTATTTTACCATGTAACCAACTCACTTGACTCTGTCGTACTGAATTAGTTTTATCAACTGCTCCTGTTAGTGCTTTTTGAAAATTAGGTTTTGCTGTTTCTATGATTGTGTTACACAAATCAGCACTCAAGGCTTTTTTAGCCACTATTATATTTCTTCTCATTTTTAATCCATGTAATAATATAAATTAGGTCTTCCGTCATAACTATAATCAGGATAGTACTGTCCATCTTTTTCTATGTAATGTAAAAAAAGTTGAGTATGATAATTGTAATCAAGTTCATGTCTCCAATGCTCTTGTTCTACGCCTTTATAAATAACAGCTTGACCAACTTTTAATTTAAATTTTTTATCGTCTACATAAATTGCCCAATCATTACCACCATCACCACCTAAGTTTAGAGTGACACTTACTTCACAAGAAGGTCTATCTTTGTGAGGTGGACAATCTTGACCTTTGTAATATCTTCTCCAAAATGAATATGTGGGTGTTAATTCTTTACCATATGCTTTTTCAACTTTTGGTTTGATATAGTGTAATATGTTTTCTATAGGAGCATCGCCATACATTTGATGAGTCGAATTATCATCACCTTCGGCAAACACATGACCATCTAAATTTCTCTCAACATATTTATTGTCAATAAGATAATCAATATGATTTAAAATCAGTTCAATCTGAGGCTTTGAAAGACAAGTTATCTTTTTATTCATTTTGCTACCTTTAATGAAATATTATGCGATTTAAAAAGATAATTCAAGAAATATCTTACCAAGGAAAAGTTGCATTACCCTCTGAATCTTCTTTAGCAGTAGCACCATGAACGTTTTCTTCAAATGCAATATGGCTTTCAATTTCGGCTTTACAATGTGCCATTGTTTCTGTGTCAATTTTACCCTCTATCCATGAAACGACATTTGCTTCTGTAACAGAATCATAAGCTGTAAAACTTTTTGCTAAACCACTAACATTCATATCTAAATCAAAAGTGCCTTGACCATTAATACTATTTATTGTCTCACTAGTTCCTTTAAGTGTGGCATTTACCCTAAGTATTACATCTGTATATGTTGTACCACCTTCAGTAATGTCTTTGGTGTATAGTCTATCTATTGTCCATGCGTATGTTGCCATTTGTTTCTCCTTAACTCTGTACTGTTCCTGCTACTGTTCCATTGTTAGTAAAAGTAAAACTTATGGGTGAAGCTCTTTCTACTGCTAATCCAGCTGCTCCTACTGATCCAGCAGAACCACCACTTGAACCAGATGTTGTTGATGAACTTCCAGTTGCTCCAGCTTGACCTGCTGAACCATCTTGGCCGTAACCTCCTCCAGCACCACCGTTTCCTCCAGCACCACCATTTCCAGCGGACCCAGTTGATCCAGAAGAACCACTTGCACCAGAGTCTCCTCCAGGCAAATTCTGAAAACCTCTACCTAAACCACCAGCACCACCGGCACCACCGTTATGACCAGTGACTTGAGTTTGTGATTGTTGTGGAAATGTTCTATAAATACGATATGTGTATACTTTAGTAGCTGGAGCGTTATCTGGATAATACGTTTGCACTGTATAGTAAGGACCTTTACCATATGTGTATTGTCCTTGTGTAACCGTATTTACGTTATAAAAGTTATTATATGGTTGATTAAGAACATAAGGCACACCCGGACTATTTCTATTAAATGCAACATTTGCATATTGAGGATTTTGACTAGTAGGACCATATGCTGGTGTAGTCACATTCCAGTTTGATACACCACCACCTTGAACAGTTGAAAAATAAATAAACGGACCTTGTTGTCCAGTGGTTTGTTGTTGTTGTGAAAGGTTACCACCTTTTCCACCACCGCCACCGCCAGATCCACCACCGCCACCAGCTAAAATACTTCCGTTATTAATAAAAGTACAAGCACTAGCGACTTTCATAGCGTCACCACCAGCAGATCCAGCAGAGCCACCGCCACCATTAGCACTTCCGGCACCACCTCCTGCTCCTCCAGCACCAATAATAGTTCCATTATTTGTAATGGTAATAGTTCCAGAAGCACCAGAATCAACTTCTAATCCATATTCAGCAGTGTCATCTGCACCAAGAGTAGTATTGGCTGGTATGGTTACAACTTTAGGATAGTCTACAGCATAATCATCACCAAACTGAGCACTTAAATTTGACTCTGTGATAGATCCAGTAGCATATGTAAAACTAAAACCTTTGGCTTGATCGTAAAAATCACTTACATCAAGAGCACCAGATGTTGCAATGGATGCGGCGAGGTTTGTTGCAGGATTATTACTAGCTTTTTTCCTTATGTTAGAGCCACCTCTATATAGATCCCCAAGACTGATTGAGCTAGAACCACCTACAAATTCAGTTCTCAATGCAGAAAAAGATAAAGATTGTCCAGAACTAGGTATTGCCACTGATTAACCTCCGTTAATGATCTGTTGCTTTAAGTGTGTTACCTCGTTACTTAGTTGTTTGACTGCTTCCATTAAAACTGCTGTCAACTTACCATAGTCTACAGATTTTGTTTGCATCTCATCATCTGCTGTTAACACGACCTCTGGAACTATACCCTCCATGTCTTGTGCTAATACACCAACTTGAGTACGAGCATTTTCTACATCATTTCTTTTATAATATACACCTTGCATCTGCATAACTTTTTCTAAAGCATTTTCTATAGGACTTATATCTGTCTTTAGTCTTTTATCAGAGAAAGCAGTTACGTCATTGTTAAATGTTGCAGCTCCTGCACTCGACATATCTATTGTCAATGCTGTTATTCCAGAACCACCGTCATCACCCTTAATTATAAAATCTTTGTCTTGAACTTTTGTTTCTATAACAAAATCACTACTTGAATTTGTTAAGTGTGCGATAGCTGTTCCACCATCTTTGAATATTAAGTCTGCACCATCTGCATCAAGTATAATGTCTCCAGCAGAGTCAAATGTCATATCACCAGAGTTTGTTTTTACTGTGCTAACATTTACAGAACCACCAGATAAATCTAAATCTACAAAGGCATCCACAACTGCTGCACCGGAACCTGCACCATCAAGATAAACAACTTTTGTATCTCCGGGTCCTATAGTTATACTAGCACCAGAACCCTGTGATATAATTATATTTTGTGATCCACTTGTTGCGTTCTCGATCATGTGAACTCTTTTTAAAGTGTTTGGACCTATGGTTATTGTACATGCAGAATCTAATGTGCCAGTGTATTTAATATACATGGCTCTACCTTCATCTGCCGAACCATCTGCTATCGTGGTTGTATGTGTGTCTGCATTTGTTGTTATGGCTTCTGTTCCAAAACCTAACGCTTCACCAATTAATTCTAAATTGGTGTTCGTTGATGTACCCCAAGTTCCAGACTCGTCACCTGTAGCTATTTCTTTTAATCTAAGATTATTAACGTATGTTGCCATTTATGCCGCCTTTTCTATCCAATTAGCCTCTTGCGTGGGTTTAATTAAACTATAAACTTGCTCCTCACCAGATGCACTAGTTGCACTAACTCCTGTCAAAGATAACACAGAACTACCAGTTAGTGCAAGAGTTCCTGCTGAAATTGATAAACCAGCTAGTGTTACTGCAACCTCTGAACTACCGGTAACAGTTTCACTACCAACTGCTGTCGTTCCAACAACATTTGTGACTGGTGCTCCAGTTGTTGTTTGTATTGTGTAAACAATTGGAGTGTTCGCTGTCCAACCCATCGCTGAATGGTTAGTGCAGTAATAATATAAAGTTGGAGCATCTGTTGCTACAACAATTTCTGTGTAAGCTCCGGCACTTCCAGGTGTTCCAACTGCTGATATTCCTATTGGATATTCAGTGCCACCACCGTGTGTTCCGTTTGCAGTTGTGCTAAATCTTAATGGGTGACCAGCATTACTACTATCACTTTGATCGAATCTGTAAGTATTGCCCTCAAATAAATCTAAAGTAACATCTGCTGTAGCTGTTGAGCCGTCTATAGCAAATTTGTTTGTAGACCCCACATTATAATAAGGATGATTAGATGGATTACCACCTACTACAGTTACAGTGTATGTTATTGTTGTAGCAGAATATCCACTTATTAATATAGAAGCAGAAACACCAGTGACTGAAATTAAAGATGTACCAGTTTCCGTGGTATTACCTACGGATCCTGTTAAGGCTGATTGAGTTACAAACGCTTTTGATTGTGGTGTAGTTGCTTCATCACCTAGGCCAGTAACACCTTGAACACCAGTGACGCTAAAAATACTTGTTCCAGTAACGGTTGGATTATTTGATTGACCAGTTGCTTCTAAACCAGTCATAGGAAGAGTTTGTCCTACATCAGCAAAAACACCACCACCCCATACTCCGGCACCCCAGCTATCATTACCCCAACCAGTTAAAAATCCAATTGTGGCTTCAAGACCAGTGACACCAAATGTTATAGGAATTTTAGGTAATACAGTGCCGAGGGAAGCAGTAGAACTAATACCAGTAGGTGTAATGATGTGAATACTACTTGCTAATACTGTTCCTATAGAACCAGTTGCTTGTAAGCCAGTCTCTATTACTAGAGATCCAGCAGTAGTCCCTTCATCTCCAACGGCTGTTGTACCAGCAACACCAGTAACGGCAAAAGAAGTGTTACCAATACCACCCCAGCCAACAGCACCCCAGGTGCCTTGTCCCCAACCGTTAGCCATAAGGAGTTACCCTATGCTATACGGATGATAGCGTTTGAAGCGTCGGCAGTTGGAAACTGTATTGTAAATGTACCAGATGTTGATGTTTTATTAGATGTAAAATCTAAAACACAAACAGCTTTGTTACTGGCAGAGCTGTTATAAATTAACGCTCCCATTGCAGTAATTGTTGCTGTTGTAAAACTTAAATCAGCAAAATCTGTAAATGCAGTTGTTCCAGATGTTGTTGGAGTGACATTTGTCAAAGAACCACCACCAGTTGCATATGTGCCACTAGATGCAACTTCACCGGTCGTAGTAAATGCAGTTGTTGTTGCTCCCAATGTTGCAGTTGTGCTTGACTTACCACCACTGCTTTCTGCGTAAAGTGCTAACTTAAAAGTGTTTCCACTTGAGTTTGTAAAGTTATGTGTCCCCACTAACAGCTCTTGTTTAAAAGAGGTACACATTGCTTGTGCTATAGCCATATTAGAGTCTCCTTATATATTCAGCCGTTTCCTTTTGACCACTTGATCTCAAGGCTTGGATTATAGTACCACGCTCTTCCTTCCTTGCCAAGAGAAGATAATGATACAAAATATTTTTAAGATGCTCTCTAAATTGATTAGCTTGTTGTCTTATATGTGGAGGTGCTTGATCGGATATACTAACAATCTTATCAACAGCTAAGTCTGCTATTTGCTCATTGCTTAAACCACCTTTGTCTGAAGTATGTACATTAACACTTCCCACACTTGAAACACTTACATTAAACATTTTTTTTCTCCTCATAAGTTACGCCCGGAATGTCTTCTCTACCAATTATATTAGGTGTTGCATCTAAAGGCTCTGGTGGATCTAATTTTGATTTTCTAGTTATTAACATTTCACCTTGTGTAGTTGTAGAAACCAAAGGATCATCTAATCTATGGTAACCATATAGTTTTTGATCCTCTGAAACATTAGTATCTAACAAGGAAGAACTATTTGCTATGTGTAGTTTTATCCCTTTAGATACCGCTATAGCCAACCAAAACTCACAACAAGCTCTACCTGCTTCTGCAAAATTGACTGCTTTATGTGTAAAATCTATTCCATATAAATGTAAATCAGTAACTTCTTCTGCTACTGCATACGCAAGTGCATAAGCAACAGTGTTATTTAAATAGGCATACTTAGTTTTTTCTAAGACTTTTTGTAACGGATATTCAATAACGTCAGGACATCTTTTATCTAATATGCAAGAAAAAATAGGCACATTAAGTTTTGCTTTTAATCTATCTGCCATTATGTTTGTTTGTTTTCCAGCATTTGGAGTATCTAAAAACCTTGATGGTGGGTCCATCATAAAACATTTATCATGATAAATAACACCAGACATGGCATTTATTGCCCAAATTTCGTCAAACTTTTCGCTTCTAATTTTAGCTAGTATATACTCTGAAAAACTATTGCCAAGACCGACAACAGCCACACTATTAACTTTTTTTTTCATTTTGCTACCTTTATTGTTTTTGAACTCTAACTAATCCCTCTCTAAAAGCATCAGTGTTCTCTTGACCTTCAGCATACAACTTGAGTCTGCTTATAGCCTCTGTGAACCTTGCAGTATATAATTGTATTAGATCTGTCTCGCCTTTCATAAAAGTGTATGCCTCAACTAAAGAAGCGTACAATAAAGCATCTGGTGCATTTGTGCTTATCCATGTGCTTCCGGAATCATCTGTTGTAAGTGACGCAGGTCTATAATAATAATGTAATTCAACTGCATAGCTTGAATCTGGAGTCGGTGCTACAATAAAATTATCAATATCAAAAGATGAATAAAATCTTGGTGTTCCCGTGGTAGCTGGATTTGGTGTAAATTCTTGAATATAATTTACATCCTTTTGTAAAAGAAAAATATTTGCACTATCTTTTACAAACGACAATGAAAAACTTGCAAGATAATCAGATGGTTTTTGCAAAAACTTGTTACCACTAGTCATTGTTCCTGTAACATTTTTTCTAAAGTAATCCAAATCAACAACTTTAAATATTCTTTCTTCAGCGTTTCTAATAAAAAAAGGTATCTCTGCTACAAAAGTAGCCTCATCATTTTGTGTCCACTCTTGAATAGAGGATGTTAATGTTGTTAACGTAAAGCTCATGATGTACTCACTGTTACTGTGCCCACGGATGTAGTTGCACTAAAAGTTGTTAATAAACTTCCTAGATTACCTAATCCAGTATTAGTATAAACAATAAACTTTTTACCATCATCTTCTACATCAGGTCTTGCATCTCTTATAGCCTCATTATCGGCTCTAACATTTGCAGGCTCAAGTTGTGGATGCTTTTCTTCGTACTCATCTTTACCAACAATAGATCCATTCCATTCTTTGCGAGTGTCTTTAATTTTATATCTAAAGCCAGATCTATCAGATATTCTGTAAGCATATTTACCACTAGCAAATGCCATCAACCAACCCTATAATAATCTAATTTAGGCACCACGTTAAAAGCGGACCTATCTCTATCCTCTGCCATTGCTCTATCAAATTCTTCTTCATACACAGTTTTAAGTAGCTGTATTCTATCCGGTGCTCTTTTCATAGCTATATAATAAGCTAAACCAGCCGTTAGACAAGGATAAAACCTAAAAGGTATTTCCATAGTATTAACTTGTGCATCAGCGTCTTGTATGCGTGTTAAAGCGTCATAAACAATAACATCTGTGCTGTTTTCCGGTGTGGGAAACAGTTTTAAATTAGGTGTGATTTGTCTATCTAAAAAATATTGCGTTGGTCTACCAGTTGAAGTTTTGTTCGGTAGATTTAAAAACGCATCACGACTAATTCTAGTCATTGTAAAATCAGTGCCGCTACGTCTTACAACTAAAGATAGTATATCAACTAAATCAGTTCCCAAACTATACTCTGAATCACTTGCTGTAAGTGCTTGTGTTCTTTGTTCTATAGTCCATTGATTAAGACCACGATTTGCCCACTCCGCAAGCATTATATTCATAGAACGCCTAGCAGTTTGCAAATCGTAGCCAGTTTTAGCCTCTAAGCCACATCTCTCAAAAGCTTCTTCAATGTACTCAGCGACATCTAACTCAAAATTTGTAGAGCTTGATGTTGCCATTAGGCTTTACCACCTTTTTTCATTTTTTTAGCCATGCCACCGCCACGCATTTTTTTCATAGCCATGCCACCACCACGCATTTTCTTTGGTTTCATAGCCATGCCACCGCCTCTCATCTTTTTGGGTTTTGCTTCGCCACCCATCATCATTTTAGCAGCTTTAGCCATGTCTTTAGACATTGCCATCATTTTTCTTGGACTCATTGCCATTTTAGTCTCCTATAGTAGTTTTCACGTTGCTCATAGATGTCTTCAACATTGTACTTATTATAATAATTATCATAATATCCAAGTTTCTTCAATTTATTTGCACTTTCTTGAAGTTTACTTAGTCTTTGCACAAATATCAAAGAATATTCCTCACTAACAACTTCTTCAAATGAACCATCATCTATAAGCTCATTTACGTCATCATCAGGGTGGAATCCCATTAACCAAATATCTTTTTGGTCAAATTTATTTTCATGTATTAAGTGATTTAAGTTAGAAAGATTATTGTGAAAAACATCATTTTTTTCATAACATAAATCAATTACAATTATTAATTCTTTAGAATCATGAAACTTATTAATTAAAGTATAAAGAATATCATAATTTTTGTTTGTTTTTAAAGCAAAGCCAACTTTATTATTATTCCATGCTGCTTTTGCATAAGGACATGATGGAAGATTATTATAATTTTTATTAGGTATTTCTAAGGCGTGTTTAGACCAAGCTTTAATCTCATTACAAATTTTTTGCTCTAAACTCATTTTTTCTTTCTACGCCTTACTGCTTGAACTCTTCTTGGCTTACCTGCTGGTTGACCTAATCTTTTTTTCTGTGCAATACGATTTCTTTTTTCAGAAGCAGACATTTCTGATGCAGTTTTTGGTGTTTTTGATGAAATACGTTTAGTTGGCCTACAATATGGTGTGCCCCTTTTTTCTCCTTTTTGTCTACCACACTTTTTACCAGTTCTTTGATCTTTCCAATCCTCTTTGAACCATCTTTTAAGTGCTAAACCAGCTTTTGTTTTACGAACAGCCATTATCTAAACTTTGTAATCTTTCTTCGATTGCTCATAACAACACCACAACCTCTTGCAATGTTTGGATTTTTTGATGGTCGTTTTACTTTACCTTTTGATACATTACCACCATTAGACATGGTAATAACGCCACCTTCTGCTTTTTTCTTAGCTTTCTTTTTTTTGCCACCAGTTCCGTAATTTGCTGCTCCTACCTTTCGGCATTTAGCAATGGCTCCTGAGGCATAAGCTGATGGAAAAACTCTATAACGAGCTTTAACTTTATGATAACAAGCGTCTTTAGGCATAATATCTTCCTTTCAATACTTTCCAACAAGTGCACCAATAAACTCTTTTCATGCACTTAGGGCAATCTTTTATTGGTTCACCTCTTATTACCTCTCCTTTTTTTAGAGGCACAATGTGCTTTTTCAGAAAATCCTTTAGGTCTTCTGCAATTGATTTTCCTCTTCCTAGCATTGCTCCACTTCCTTTTTTGTGGTGGCTTTGAGATTTGCCTGGACATTTGTGATCTGCCCATAACCATTAAAAAAACTTCTCAAGAACTGCCACTCCTATTATAACTCCATAGATACCCCATAAGCGAGTATCAAGTTTGTTTAGTTTGTTGTTAATAC